TTGCAATTAATGGATCAACTCTAACTGTTGATGGTACACAGACTACTGATTGCGCTGCTGGTGATATTATCCAGCTAAGTGGTGACACTACCCGCAATTATGTTGTCCATAACCAGACTTCAACAGCTTCTATCGTTCTTGGAACGCCAGGAATACAGGTTGCTGCTGCCAATGACGAAACTATTGCAGTAGGTGCTAGTTATACGCCTAACGTTCTAGTTCATCAAGGCGCTCTTGAGCTTGCAGCTCGTGCGCCAGCTACGCCAGATGGTGATGCTGCTGTTGATTCAATGCTTGTACAAGATCCTCATTCAGGGTTAGTGTTTGAGCTTCGTGTTTACAAGGGCTATCGTAAGGCAATGTTTGAAGTTGCTTGTGCTTGGGGCGTGAAAGCGTGGAAGCCAGACAATATTGCTCTTCTAATGGGCTAGTTGTTATAAGTCACCAGCGGTAGAGATGCCGCTGGTGTACCTTATATTATTTAAGGGGTAGAAGATGGCAATTTTAAAGAGAAACGCTACTAAACCAGCGGTAAAGAAAGCGGCTACTAAACCAGTTGCAAAAAGTAACAATATGGTTACTATGACAAGAGCAGATGGCTTAACGGCTGATGTTCATCCAAACAATGTGACAGCGTTTAAGGACGCTGGATATAAGTAATGGCACTTGATGCTACAGCAGGGGGTTCTAGCGCAGATGCTTACTGCACGGTAGCAGAAGCTGATACGTATAATGATATGCACCCAGCAGCGGCAGATTGGGCAGGTACTGATGCGAGCAAAGAGAACTGCATTAAGGTAGCAACTAGATGGCTTGATGAGCGGGTTGATTGGGTTGGTGGAAAGTCAACTTCTGAACAGTCGCTTAGGTTTCCTCGTTACGCAGTCCTTGATTTAGATGGGTACAGCATTTCTAGCGATTCAATACCAACCTTTTTAAAGAGCGCTACAGCAGAATTAGCTCGGCATATTAAAAAGAGAGGGGATATAAGCGCTGATCCTGAGGGCAAAGGGGTATCAAGTGTTTCTGTTGAGGGGGTGGAGGTTGATTTCGATAAGAATGATACTGTAGAGGTAATTCCCGATGCCGTGCAAGCAATGCTACGAGGGTATGGAGAGGTTCAATCACGTGGTGGGGTTAGTATAGTGCGAGCTACGAGATGACACTAGAGACAACGATACAGGCGGCAGCAAAGACAGCGCAAACCACTACTCTATCGTTATGGCGTGACATTACTTATAATAGTATTGATCCCTCCTCATATAACGCCTCAACAGGTGCAGTTACTTCATCCACAACAGCTACTTCATTAAAAGCTATAATTGGGGAGTTCAAGGCTAACCAGATTGATGGCGATTTATTTAGGCAGTCAGATGTGAAAGTAACTATACTGCTTGACGACCTAACTACTGTACCACAACTGACTGACACCATTATTTATGGCAGTAATACATATAATGTTATCTCACACTCCATTGACATAGCGAAATCAATGTACAGGGTGCAATGTCGTGATTAGCGGGTCTGTTTCAGGTATAGATAAAGCGTTCGATGGGATAAGGGACGATATGATTAATGGCTTGGGTATTGCTGTTGGCGATGCGGTGTATGATGTTGCTACCTCGCTACTAGAAAGAACGCCTGTAGATGCCTTGGAGGCTAGAGATAATTGGAACATAGCTATTGGACAGCCTGACACTTCTGTTTCAGAGGGTATAGGTGGCGAGGATGGGTACTATATAGACCATAGCTACCTTGGCAGACCAAAGACAGGACTATACCGTAGTAGTAATACTCCACCACCATTGGCAAGTGAGCCTAAACCTAGACCGTTGACAGTGATTGACTACAAGCAGATAAAATTACAGCCTGTATATGTTACGAATAGTAATGAGTATATCTCTGACCTAGATTCTGGGGGACACAGTAAACAAGCACCTAGCGGTATTGTTGACGTAGCAATTCAAGACTATATGAGTAACCCGAACTAATGGCATTTGAAGCTCAAAGACAGGCGATAGAGGTGGCAGTTTCAAGTAATTGGACTGCAACCGTTGTTGAGTACCAGAATGTAGCCTTTGAGCGTCCTAGTGATGAATGGGCTAGATTAACAGTCCATAATGGAAAAACACATATGGTCGGTGTGAGTGGTGTTAAACGCCAAACAGGTGTAATGTTCTTTCAGATTTTTGCTAAACCAAATACAGGAACAGCTACACCAAAAGGTAGGGCAGATACATTTGTGGGCTTGTTTGAGAATAAGACGATCAGCGGAGTGAGTTACGAAACTGCGTCAATGGACGAGCATAAAGATGAAGAGTGGTACTGGGTTACAATAAAAATTCCTTTTACAATGGATATGATAGAATAGGTGGTATATGAAAAATAAAGCAGAAGAGAAGCGGGTAGCAGTAATCTTGAGAAAAAGCGGGGTTGTTGCAGTCGGCAAATACGAGAGAGATAAGGTTTACAAAGTGACAACAGGCGAAGCAGCGCGTTTGATTGAAGCTAAGGGGTTTATTCACGCTGACACTGAAACTATAATGGAGTAAATTATGTCACAAGTAAAAGGTACACAGAGTTCATTCGCACTATTTGAAGAGGACACCTTCGGATCAGATCCAACTACACCAGATGGTCAGAAAATGTACTGCACCAGTTTTGGCGTACAGATGACGAGATCACTACAGCAGTCCGCGACACTTAGTGGTAATCGAGGTATGGAAAAGCCTGTTCAAGGTAACATTGATGTTGGCGGTTCAATCGCTAGTGAGTTGTCAGGGCAGGAGATGGGTACACTGCTGAAACATTCACTAGGTACGAACGCTACTACTGGCGCTGGTCCATATGTCCACACAATGACTTGTGGGGATCTACCTACAGGTCTAACTCTTGAAAAAGATCACGGCTCTGTAATCTCAGGCACAGGTCGTTACGAGAAATTCAACGGGTGTCGTGTTGGTTCTATTGGCTTTGAGTTTCCACAAGAGGGATTCCCAACGGTATCAGTTGATGTCGTTGGAGCAAATAGTGTATATGCAGGTTCTGCACTAGACGCAACAGTAACTGATAACGGGCATACTTCATTCGGCTCTGCTGATATGGCAATCACCGAAGGCGGATCTACTATTGCCTATGTGAAAAGCGCCTCAATCAGTTTAAGTAACGAGCTTGATTCTAGTGGTTATGTTATCGGGTCTTCTGCTAGACGAGCTATCCCAGAGGGTCAGAGTGCTATCACAGGCTCAATTACTGCTCTGTTTGAGAGTATGGATCTACTAAACAAGGCTCGCAATAATACTGCCTCTAGCCTTGTGATTACAGTATCTCGTGGTGATGGGCTTGGTTCTTCGGGTAATGAGCAGATCAAATTTACTGTACAGCAGTTAGATTTTGAGACTTCTGGTTCCCCAATTGAAGGTCCAGCGGGTGTTGAGATCACACTACCATTTACTGCTTATAAATCAGGCAGTGACTTAGGTCTTGAGATTGAGCTGAAGAACGCAGTAGCAACTATCTAACTTTTACCAGTACAGGAAAATAGTAAATGAAGCTAAGAAAGAGAGTATCGAGAAAGAGTCACGTAGATGTTGGTTTTAGAGGTGACTTTGGCAAGGTTGAGAAAGCACGTTTTGATATGGAGTTCCGCATCCTCACTAAAGAGGAGGCAAAGGACTTGTTGGGACGGGCTGCGGACGATGACCTGAACGATGTTGAGATTATCCAAGACTACGCATTAGGATGGACAGATGTTCAGGACGAAGGCGGTAATGATATGGAGTTCACTCCTGAGAATGTAGAGATTGTGATGAACGATCAAGATGTCTACTCTGCTATTATGACTGCCTTTATGGAGGATCTTCTTGGTAAAAAGGCTAAGGTAAAAAAATAGTAGACTGGGTTCGTTGGTGGTCTGCCGCTGATGGGCTTGGTCCTAGTTATTGTGAAGGGTGTAAGGGTAAACGAAACAGCTCTGAGAGTTGTGGGGGTTGCCCTGAACCTACGGTAGATGAAGACTCAGTTGAGGCAATACATTGGTTTATGGGTTGTCAAACCCAATGGAGAACAGGGTATAGTGGTAGAACAGGGCTAATATACTCGGAATGTGACGTTGTAGCAGATAAGCTGGGGTTCAGTGTGGATGCAGAATCATTCCATATCCTCCAAACACTTGAGCGTGAGATGTTAAAAATTGATGCCGACAAGCATAAGGAATCATAATGGCTAACGTAAAAACGATAGGAGTAAAGATACAAGCCGAAGGCACAAAAGAGGCGGCAAGCGCCTTTAATGATGTCAAGAAAGTGGTCAAAGAGATTGCAACGCTCTTGGACAAGAAGTTTGATGGTAAGTCTTTTAGTAAAGTAGCCAAAGAGGCAAAAGTAGCTAAAGACTCAATGAGTAGTCTAGGCAAGGTCACTGAGCGATCTATGGCTTCTGTTATTACATCGGTATCAACAGCAAGAAAGACGGTGAGAGCACACGCAGAGGCTGTCCGTAAGGCAGGAGTTAGTGATAGAGCCGCTTATCAAGCCAGCGCAAAAGCGTTAAATACCTACACAGCAACCCTGAAGAATACCAAGTCAACAGCAGTTGATGTAGCGTCTGCTAAACAAAAATTAGTACAAGTTCTACAGGGCGAGAAGCAGTTACTAGCCTCAGTAGCCAAACAGCAACGGGATCTTGCCAAAGCAGAGCGTGCGAGCGCCTCAGCTCAGGTCGATCAGATAAAGGCTATTAGCAAGGCACGAGGTGAATACCAAGGTCTTACAGACACAATTAGGTCAGCAGGTAAGAACACTAAAAGGCACTCTAAGGAGTCGAGAGATGCACTTGCGAAATACCTCAAAACCTTACGCAATGTACATTCAACAAAGGCTCAAATAGCGAAAGCGTCAGGGAAGTTTACCAACTCTCTCAAGAGTGAGACACGAGGTATTAGACGAGCCACCACAGCTACAGGTGGTGTCACAAAGGCTCATAATAGTTGGACTATTGCTATGCGTAAAACTGCTGCTGGTATTGCCGCAGTTCAGGGTCCACTTGGTCCATATGCTGGGCGACTAAACTCGGTAGCCACTGTTTTATCTGGTGCGCTATCCCCGATGGGTCTGTTTGTTATTGGAGCTGGTGCAACCGCAGTTGTGCTAGGGAAAATGGCATCTGCGGCTGCAAAAACAGCTATGGAGTACGAGTCATACCATAATACACTAAAATTTGCTTCCGAGGGTTTGGTAGGCTTTGAGAGTAACCTGAGTTTTGTTATTGCCACCTCAAGAGAGCTGGGAACATCTTTAGCCGAGTCTATTAAGGGTTACGCTCAACTTGCGGCTGCAACTAAAAACACTACACTAGCAGGAGAAGAGACAGATAACATATTCAGGGCACTTTCTGAGTCTGCCGTTGTCCTTGGTATGTCCAATGATGACCTTAAAGGGTCAATAAAAGCTGTTACCCAGATGATTTCCAAAGGGACAATATCATCAGAGGAGTTGAGGGGGCAGTTGGGTGAGAGATTACCTGGAGCTATGGGTATAGCCGCTAGAGCACTTGGAGTCACAACGACTCAATTAGGGGAGATGCTCAAACGGGGTGAGATTATAGTGGAGGATTTCTTGCCTAAGTTTGCCAAACAGATGAGGGAAGATATGGCGGGGTCTTTAGAGGAAGCCTCTAACGCAACCACTCGCACCCTAGAGAAGATGCGTACCGAGTGGGATCTACTGTCAGTATCAATTGGTAGATCGGTACTTGAGGGTATTAACCCTGCCATTCAGGCAGCGGTTGATATGATGGCTATATGGAACAAGGGACTGGAGTTAATGAGGACTAAAGGTATTAGTGCCGATTCCATCTCCCCCATAACGGGGGTTATGACCCCTGAAGATGCTAAGGAGTACCTAGATACTTTACGTGAGTGGAACAGTTTACAGGATGATCTTCAGGTTATCAGTGGCGGTTTTTTAAGTATGTTTGTCACAGATGCTGAGACAGCAGCGGCTTATGAGAAAGTTGATGCCTTAATGGAAAAGCTAAAAGAGCTTAAAACCATATCGAGTGATGAGGCTTGGTTTAACGAGATAGCAGATAACGAAGCCCTCTTAGCGGAACAGGCAATAGTTGCGGCAGCTGCACTAGATAAGGAATTTGACGCTATTGTGCGCCAGTTTGAGGTAATGGAGAAAGCCTCAGACGCTAGAGCAAAAATAGCAGCATCGTATGACAAAGAGCACCAATCAATAAGTAATAGCATCCAAAAATTGACTCTATCGGCTGGTGCATACTCGCAATTAACCTCTGACCAGAAAGGTTACAACGAAACACAAGCAAATTCGATTGAGCTAATTGAGGCAGAACTCTTAGCTCTCACAGGCTCAATTGCCGCTAAAGAGCTTCTTGTAAGCTCTACCACCTCTCTACTTGACGCTTTATTCCCATTAAAGGCTATGGAGGCGGAGTATCTAGCGCAAAAGGCACTACTAATTGAGGCTTCTAAAGAGCAAGGGGTGTCATCTTTTGATCTTGCAGAGGCATTATCCATTCTAGCTACTAATTACGAAGAGGCTAAGAACTCAGCATCTGGGCTAGAGGCGGCTCAAAGCAAGATGTCCTCCTCAACCCAATCCGTCTTGGACGCTCTATTCCCTGCCAAGGCGTTGGTGAGAGAATATGATGAGGCTATGGTTAATCTCAAAAAGGATCTGGAAGCAGGTACTGTCACTACAGGTGAATTTATAGCTGTACAGGCTTCTTTGGCAGCACAACTAGGGAGAGACAGGGCGGCTATACAGGCGGTATCAGCTGCTACCGACCAACTAAGTAGCTCAAATGAGCGGGCAGCGAACAGCTTTGGCTCTCTATCTTCTGCCTCATCGTCAGCATCCCGTTCATCAGGTGGGTGGGTTCAGCGTCCAGGTAAATGGGGCGGCATAGGTTGGACTATGGTAGGAAGCTCAGGCGGTGGTGGCGGTGGTGGAAGTCAGGCATCGTCAAAGCAGGCAATAGAGAAAATTGAGTCTTTCGAGTGGATTGTTAAAGAAGGGAAGGCTACTAGAGAGTACAACAAGCGTCTAGAAGAGCTGGACGGTAACTTAGCAGGAATGATTACCAGACTTAGCAACTTGACCATCACCTCGGCTATTACAGGAGATGCCATATCCAATATGCTCAACACCTCGGCTTCTGCTGAGGCGGTAGCCGCATTCAACTCATTAAACACTGTTATAGGTTTGGGGACATCCAGTATCGGAGAAATTAATGCCTCCTTTGGTGTGTTGCAGACCACACTAACAGGCAAGACCAGCTTACAAGCAGCTCTTAGTGCAGCTTCTCCAGCGGAATTAATCGATCTACTGTCAGGAATGAATGGCTTAGATAAGGCAATCTTGGCGGCTGATCCATCAGGCTTATCTGTCTTGCTATCGGGAGATAACAGCCTAAGAGAGGCGATAGCCAATGCTACTCCTGCTGAGTTAATCACTTTATTGTCAGGAACGGATGGATTATCCGAGGCTTTGGTTTCTGCTACTCCTGCTGAATTGACAGCACTACTCAACGGAGAGGGCGGCTTGGTAGATGCTTTGGGAGATGGCGGCACAGGGGCAGAATCACTAAATACAGCGATGGAGAATTTAGGTAAGGAGCTGGCAGCAGAGAAGCTATCCTCTAATAGCCTGAAAACCGCTATGAATGATCTAGGCATAGAGCTTGGCTCTGTGATAACTAAGTCTGGGACGGTAGGCACTGCACTAGCTACAATGCTATCTACTACGGATGCAGAAAGCAGACAAGAAGCAGAGGCAACACTCTACACCGCTATTGAAAAGCGATATGAGTTAGAGATGGCAGGGCTAGAGGGGCTACAAAAAGGGATCGAGGGCGCATTTGGTAATATCGCTGATCTCCAAGCAGGTATAGCAACAGTCATTGCAGATATACAGGGAGATGTTAGTGGGTTGATTGGGGCAGAAGCCACCGAAGCACTGCGCAATGTGGTAACGGATGCAATTGTGGACTCCACCGCAAGTTTACCCTCTATAGATACCACTCAGCTAGAGATAACCGCTGATAGACAGGCTTACTTTGAAGCTATCAAGGATGAGCAGCAGAACATAATAAATTGGCAAGCTGACATAGCTACTCAAGAGTCCAAGATTGCAGATATTCCAGGTAGGGAAGCTGCGCTGAAAACCCAATATGATGCTGATTATGCTGACTACACTAGGGACTTAGGTAAGTATGAAGCGTTTATGGAGTGGGCAGGGAGTCGTCGGATCACTAGCTATCTTAAACGGACATATATGGGAAGCCACCCCACAGGGGTAACCGACAAGCCTGGGGAACCATCAGCCCCATCAGCAATATCCACTGAGCCTT